TAACTACAATTGTAACTAATGGTGGAGATGATGTTTCGTACCACATCCCACTGACAGTATCAGTTGTTTATGATGGTATTACTTATGAGAATGTTTACGCAACAACCAACTCAGTCATAACATTTGGTAGACCAGATGGTACATATTGGACATATCCAACAACTCCATCTATATCCATTGAGTCTAAAGACTGGTGGGTACTACCTCAACAGATGCCAGACACGCACTTCATTATCAATGTAAGTGAAGGTGGCTTTCAGGTAGATGGTAACTACCGTCCATATGGAACATTTACTGGTGATACAACCAGCATTGTTATTACTGCACAGATTCAAACAGATGGAACTGTTGCATATAGTTATGCGGTAGATGGTCCGCTATCAGGTAATGAAAGAACTGGTGCAGTGCTTACTGATGGAACTGTTGTTCCTTTATCAGAAGTAAATATTATTGAGGTTGACGAGGTACCAGTTCTAGAACCTGAACCAGTTCCTCCAACACCTGAACCTGTTCCAGAACCAGAGCCAACTCCAGAGCCTGAGCCACAACCTCAACCAGAGCCAGCACCTGAACCTGCTCCGCAACCAAGACCTATCCCAATTTTTGAACCACCTGCACCTGAGCCTCCTGCCGAAGAACCTCCAGCACCAGTAGAGGAACCGCCAGCAGAAGAGCCACCTGCGGAGGAACCACCTGTTCCAGTAGAAGAGCCTCCTACTCCTGTAGAAGAACCACCTGCTGAAGCGGAAGAACCTCCAGTTGAGGCAGAACCTGCACCAGAGGAAGCACCAGAACCTCCAGCAGAAGAAGAAGTATTGCAAGCAGAAGATGTAGAAGCATCTGAACTGCCAGCAGATACGCCAATTGAATTGGCTAATGGTGTTGTACTTACTGCTGGTGTAGTAGCAGCACTTGAATTGTTTGACAATCCAGCAGAATTATTAACAGAAGTATTTACAAATCCTGCTCAAGTATTGACAGCACTATCTAATATCGGTGCAGATATGTCTGAAGAAGAAAGACAAGAATCAACTGAAACAATCTTGGCAGCAGTAATCGTGGGACAGATAGCAACACAGTCAGCAGTCGCAGCAGCAGCCTCCGCTGCAGCAGCATCATCCACGTATAGGAGAAAACCTTAATGAAGAAGATACTTTCAGATTTCCTTAACCAGGCTTGGACCTTGTTGGGAATGTTTGTTGCTTGGGTCGTATTAGATGGCTCGGCAAAGACGGTAGTCGGCTATGCCATTGTTGTAACAACTCTTCTATGGGTAGTTACATACAAGGCACGTAACCCAAAGGATGATGATGGAAACATTTAAGAATGTAATGATGAGAATATTTGCTGTTATCGCAGCAGAATCTCTTGGAGTAATTGGTGCTGGTTCCTTAGTAGGTATTGAAGTATGGCAAGCAGCAGTTCTTGCTGGTGCGCTTGGCGCAGCACGAGTACTTGAGGCATTGGCTCGCTTCTACCTAGCAGACGGAAGTCTGACCTCAGAAGAAATCAATGCAGCCTTTGCAAAGGTTGACAAGAAAGCGAGTGAATGATGGGACAAAGAGCAGACTTTATTGCAGTAGCAAAAGGTGAACTTGGTGTCATTGAAGGACCTAAAGAAAACGAAACAAAGTATGGCGTATTTACAAAGGCTAACTTCCAACCTTGGTGTGGTTCATTTGTAAACTGGGTAGCCAACGAAGTTAAGTTAAAGATTCCTAACTGTGTGTATACACCAGCAGGAGCCTCTGCATTTATGAAGAAAGACCAATGGGAAAAGGCAAGCGATACTGCTATGCCATTCCCAGGAGACATTGCTTTCTTTGACTTCCCTGGAGATGGCGTAGACCGCATCTCACATATTGGGATTGTAGTCAAAGATAATGGAGATGGTACCGTGACTTGTATTGAGGGCAACACTGCCCCAGACAAGAAGGGCGACCAACGTAACGGAGGGCAAGTATGCCTGAAGGTACGTGCGTTCAAAAAGAAGAATGGTTCTAAACTGAGAAAGTCTCAGGCTGTGTCCATCGTTGGATTCGGTAAGCCAGTCTTTAAGTCATAAGGAGAAAACAATGAAGGCAAAACTAATCGCAATCGCTAGCACATACTTCCGTGCAGCATTCGCAGCAGTGACAGCACTCTACCTAGCAGGAGAGACAAGCCCAAAGGCTTTGGCTTCTGCAGCACTAGCAGCAGTCGCTGGTCCAGTACTGAAGGCTTTGGATTCCAATAGCCCTGAGTTCGGACGCGGTTCAAAGTAATCTAGAGTACCGATTATACGCCTTCTAAGGCGGTTTTAAGACACGAAGACCCCTGAGTGGTAGAGCAATCTATCCCTTGGGGGTCTTTTTGTCATTTCTTCTTAAGCCATAACTGGTAATCTTGCGACAATAAATCGTACTCGCCAGTATATTTAGCAAGGAACCTATCGATGGCTGGCTTAGGTGTGAGTTCAGGTTGCAAGTCTTTACCCCATAGGTAATCATCAAAGGCTAGGACTCCACCAGACTTCAGTAGTTTCCAAGCGTTGTCTGCATCCTTGGCTACCTGATGGGATGTGTGGTCTCCATCAATGTAGATAAAGTCAAATCTGATTTCGTTCTTACCAGCAAAGTAGTCATCGCTAGTCATACGCAAACGCACAGTTGACTTCAAGGAGCCGATGCGCTCTTCGTAATACTCAAGAACTTTGTCAAAGTCTATCTCGCTGTGTTGCTTCTCATCCGACCCAGCCCACGTATCAACGTCATAGAGGTAGGAAGTCCTATCGGTCAGGATGTTCTCGCATAGCCAGATGCTGGCATCACCAGTGAAGACACCTATCTGCAGAAACTTCAGGTCAGGCTTACCTGCTAGGTGGAGAAGATGATTCTCAAAGTGATACCTCTGCCCATCAAACCAGTTGGGGTAGTTCGGCGTGTCGTTTTCCATTAAGTGTTCCTGTCTGTATATAATTAATTATATAATAACATATAGAATATATATAGGCGCGGAGCGCCGTATATAATAATATATATATTATATACTACAATAGATTTATATAGTTCTCCTGTGTTAGAGTACTCTCCTGTCCTCCGCAGGAGGACTATATAAAATAACTTAGACAGGGGAAGAGTATGTTCAACAAGAAACTAGAAGAGTCAATAGAAGTTCTATACGATTCAATTTGGTTACTATCAGAAGAAGTCAAGACTATTCGTGAAGAAGTAGATTATCTACTAGAAGTTTTAGATAATGATTAAACTGGATTCTTACGAACTTCCAGAGCACATATCCTACTCAGCATTTACAACTTATCTTACCTGTGGTTATCAGTACTACCTAGGTAGATTACTCAAGGTACCTGAAGAGCCAAGCATCTGGTCCGCAGGTGGACGTGCGTTCCACTACGCAGCGGAGTTGTATGACTATGACAACTAATCCTTTATGGGCTAAGGCTTGGGCTAAAGAAATTGAAGGGCTTAACCTAGATACAGCACGTCGTGCTGGTAGAGCAACAAAAGAAAATCCCAACAAAGAAGATGCAGTATGGTGGGACACCAATGGTTCCAAGTGGGTAGATAACTACATCTCTTGGCGCAAGAATAATCCTGATTGGAAAATCTGGACAACACCTCAAGGGGCTAAGGCTATCGAATTAGAACTTAACCCTGTAATTGCTGGCGTAACTGTGAAGATGTTTATTGACAGAATTTTTGAGGTTAATGGACAACTTGTGATTGTCGACCTCAAGACATCACGGTCACGACCAACGTCCGACCTTCAACTTGGCTTCTACAAAGTAGGAGTTGAGATGATGCTAGGAGTGAAAGTCAATCTAGGCAACTACTGGATGTCTCGTGAATCGGGGACAGGAGAGATGATTGACCTTAGTAGATATACACAGGACACACTTGAATACTTTGTTGATGGCTTTGACAAAGCACGCAAGGCTGGTATATTTCTACCGAACCTACAATCGTGCAATTTCTGTGGACTCACAGAACATTGCCAATTCACAAAAGGAAAATAAATGGCTATAGAAGATTGGAAGTTACAGGTATCTATCAAGACTCCTGTTGGCGACTTAATTAATATCCGTGCTAATACATCCGATGAGTTATCAGTATTGCTAGAAGGCATTGCTGATTTCTCTACACAAATTGCAGCCACGCAAAAGATGATTGCTGGTGCATACAACACAGCCCCTTTGGGGACCACTGGTTCAACAGTAGAATCGCAGCCCGCTCCTACTTACTCAACCGCCCAGACTCAGCCTCCGTCCGCTGGGGCGGGAGGGATGTCAACTCCAACTTGTCAACACGGAGCACGTATCTTCCGTTCGGGAACAAGCAAGACAACGGGGAAACCTTACGCGTTCTGGGCTTGCCCAACACCGCAGGGGACACCCGACCAATGCAAGCCAGCGAACTAATACAACAGACGCTGATGTAAGAATTGGTAGAGGGGTAGTTATTCAGGGGAAGGTGACTGCCTCTCTTCCAACTTAAGACAGGAGTAGAAATGAAAACATTAGAAGACTCAATAGAATTACTTAATCAAAAAGTTTACGAACTTCTTCAAGAAGATGCTGTTGGTAATATCCAGCAGATTAAAGAACTCACTCGTGCAATCCAGCGCATTAAGCGTGCACGATGAGAACACTTGTACGCAGTGTAGGTAGAGCAGACATCGGTGGAGAACCGTTGCCCTCTGTGTTCCGTGCATTTGAAAGTAACAAAATAGTATTTCGTAGAGCAGAAGTATCTATGCTCGCTGGTACTCCAGGTGTAGGAAAGTCCACTCTAGCACTGGCTTTAGCCCTTAATATGAAAGTGCCTAGTCTGTATATATCTGCAGATACCAACGCACACACAATGGCTATGCGTCTTGCATCAATGATTAGTGGTAAGAATCAAACTGATGTTGAGAAGTTAATGGATACAGATACTGGTTGGACTAAAGCAATCCTTGCTAAGGGTAGCCACATTGTATGGTCATTTGAATCTTCACCCACCTTGCAAGATATAGATGAAGAAGTCCAAGCCTTTGAAGAACTATGGGGTTGTCCACCTGTAGCAATCTTTGTTGATAACTTGATGGACATAGCCACTGATGGTGGCGAAGAGTTTGCATCTATGCGTGCCATTATGAAGGAGTTGAAATACCTTGCTCGCGCTACTAACGCTGGAATCATTATTCTGCATCATACTTCTGAGGCAGTCCTTGGCAATCCTTGCCAACCTCGTTCTGCCCTCCAAGGTAAGGTGGCACAACTTCCTGCTCTCATCTGCACTCTTGGTGTCGTTGGTACTTCAATGGCTGTGGCTCCTGTAAAGAATAGATATGGTCGTGCCGATGCCAACGCTAACCTAACTTGTTGGCTATCATTTAACCCTGAGTTTATGTTTATGTCAGACATACCAGAGAACGGTGGATGAAGTGATTAGAGAAGAAGAAGATGATATGACGCAAGAAGTGCGTCAGTTAATTATGCTTGAGGTTAGACTAGAACTTGATAAGTACATCTCTAAGATTGAAGCAGCACGTGTACCAGTAACAGATGACTGGACTGATGGTGTTAATAATGGTCTTGAGTGGGCAACACGTATCTTGCGTAAGGATAAGAGTGCATCCTAAATGTGGGAGTACTCGCTTACCCTACAAGAAGAAGGCATTGTTACTGAGATAGGTTATCAGCGACAGAAGCCTTACTTTGGAGACCCAACGCGTAATGTAAATTATTCAGAGGGCGACCTATGGGAACTATGGCAACACGCAGTTGCTGCAGGTAGCGAGTTAGCATTTGCTCGGATGATTGGTCGTAATGATTTTGTACCACACTTTAACAAGTGGAAGACAGAGTTAGATATACCAGGACTGGGAGAAGTGCGGTACTCTTTCAGAGATAAACCGCAGTTGCGATATACAAATCGTGATGATGATAACTTAATTTATATTCTAATGTCCGATGGTATGCGCCATAAGGTCAGACGTACTTCAGAGAATGGATGGGTTGGTGAACCATATCGTGCAATTGGTTGGCTCTATGGTTATCAATGCAAGAAGGATGCTTGGAAGTGGACTGACAAAACTTGGTACGTTCCACTTGAAGAACTTGCACCTATGGAAACGTTGGCAATCTAATGGCTAATCCTAATGGACGCAAAGGTTCTCAGTTTGAAACTGATGTAATGAAGTGGCTTCGCAAGATGGGGGCTATGGCTGAACGTCTGACTAAGGCTGGCGCAAAAGACGAAGGGGATATGGTTGTTGTCATCGCTGGCAAGACTTACATCCTTGAACTAAAGAATAGAAGTACACTATCTTTACCAGAGTTCTGGCGTGAAGCAGAAGTTGAGGCTGTTAATTACGCCAGTGCTCGTGGTATCAAAGAAGTTCCGTTGCATTATGTTATTGTTAAAAGAAGAAACGCAGGGATTGAAAAGGCTTGGGTCATTCAGGACTTAAGTCAGTGGTTAAAGGAGAAGGATGGTGCACAAGATTGACAATGACCTACCAAGTATCAGAGAAGTTCTTCTCCACTACGGAGCAAACCTACGACAAGAACACGGGCAAGTTAATCTCAAGTGCCCTTTCCATTCCGACACACACCAGTCGGGAAGTGCGAATCTCAACGATAACATATTCATCTGTTTCGCCTGTGGAGTGCAAGGTAACAGTTTACAAATTATCTCACAGCGTGAAGGGGTAAACATTCGTGAAGCAAAACGCATCGCAGAAGGATTTACTGGACAAAGCAACAACCAAGTACGCGGGAAACATTTATCAGGCGGAAGATTACCTAAAAAGCAGGGGCATTCCTCTGGAGGTAGCACGTCTGGTATCATTAGGCGTAGTCGCGGAGCCTGAAGTTGGTCACGAAGCGTTCACTGGTAGGCTTTCTATTCCATACATTACCAAGACAGGTGTCGTTGACTTGCGATTCCGTTCTCTTAACCCTGCAGTTGAGCCTAAGTATATGGGTATGACTGGTGCTGAAACAAAGATGTACAACGTATTAGATGTGGAGCGTGCTGGTGATTACATTGGAGTATGCGAAGGAGAGATTGACACACTTACTATCTCTCGCTGTGTTGGAATTCCCTGCGTTGGAGTTCCTGGAGCAAACAGTTGGAAGAAGCACTACACACGATTGCTTGCAGACTTTGAAAGAGTGTTCGTCTTTGCTGACGGAGACCAGCCAGGGACGGAATTCGCCAGGAGTCTTGCTAGAGAACTGCCAGTTACTATCATACAATTACCAGATGGACAAGATGTTAATTCAATGTACGTGCAAGAAGGTGCTTCCTATTTCCATAACAAGATGGACCTAAACTAATGGATGAGGAGCACGAAGAAATCATTAACCATTGCCACGAATGTGGCGAGGACTTCGATGACTCCTTCCAATTGATAGACCATACGCTCGAAGATGAAGAAGACTTTGACCCTTATCTAATACTACCCAATGGGTATAAGTTGATGCTTGGTT